CAGCGATCATCAGGCAGGACATGTACTCGCCGAGAGCGGCCTGCTCGTCGCGGAATTCGTAGGGCTTGACGACAATCTTGTTGATGTCGGTGCGGGTGATTTCGTATTTGGTCATTTTAATCTCCTACCCCTGCTCCCGAGGCGCGGCGGATTCGTTGAATCCATGGCTGTATTAAAGCACGCTTTGCGTGTCACGTCAAGCGCTATTTGATCATTTTCTTGATCTAGATCAAAAGAATCTCCTCTAGCCACCGCTAGTTCGCCCGCCAGCACGACGACCGTGCCGCGGGCTTTTTTACATCCCAGAACTGGAATAACGCGCAATACCGCGCAACTACCTAAGGGCGTTGCAATCATGGCAGCACGAACTATACGACCGAAACACACGGAGGAAATTAGGGCCAAGATCCAGGCCAGTCAGCTTATAAACGTGTTGCAAAATCATGCGCTTGGTAAGTCAGCGGATGAAATCACCTCTAGTCGTTTGAAAGCAATAGAGATTTTGCTGCGGAAGTCTGTTCCTGACCTGAACTCCGTGGCTTTAACGGGCGATCCTGACAACCCGGTTCAGCTGTCCCTGAATGTCAAATTCAAGTGACGTTGATTTCCCGGCAAAGCTCAAGTTCCTGTTTCAGCCGTCGCGCTACAAATGCGCGTATGGCGGCAGAGGCTCGGGCAAGTCATGGGGATTCGCTCGGGCTCTGTTAGTCCTCGCTGCAGCCAAGCCCATGCGTGTTCTTTGTACTCGGGAAACGCAGAAGTCAATTCAGCAGTCGGTGCATCAATTACTGAGTGACCAGGTGGGGGCCATCGGCCTGGGGTCGTTCTACGAGATTCAGCAATCCACGATCAAAGGTAAGAACGGCTCTGCCTTTTTCTTCTCTGGCCTGGCTGATCAGACGATTGAATCCCTCAAGTCGTTCGAGGGTGTTGATATTGTTTGGGTTGAAGAAGGACAGACCGTCTCGAAACGCTCTTGGGACATTCTGATTCCCACTATCAGAAAAGAGCAGTCTGAGATATGGGTCAGTTTCAATCCAGAACTTGAGACGGACGAGACATACAAGCGGTTTGTGAAAAAACCGCCGCCGGATTGTGTGACCGCCCATGTCAATTACCACGACAACCCTTGGTTTCCCGCGGTCCTAGAGGCCGAACGGATCCACGCTGAAGAGACGATGCCACGGGCTGAATATGAGCACACCTGGGGCGGCAAATGCCTTCCTGCGGTCGAAGGCGCGATTTACTTTGACGAGATCCAGGCAGCGGTCGAGAAAGGGCGGGTTAGAACTGTTCCGCATGATCCCCTCCTTAAGACGCATTGCATTTGGGATCTAGGTTTTAACGATTCCATGTCGATCATCATGGCGCAGAAAGCCGCCTCTGAGATGAGGGTTATTCATTACATTGAGGATTCGCGCAGAACACTTGCTGACTACATGTCAGAGATTAAAGCGCTAGACTTCGGATCACCAATCCAGTGGGGAACGCATTTCCTGCCTCATGACGGTTTTGCCAAGCGGCACCAGACTGGCAAGAGCGATGAGGAAGTCCTGAAAGCTCTAGGCTGCACAGTTCAACGAGTTCCGGATGTCTCTGTAGAGCAAGGCATTAAGCGCGCGCGTGAGATGTTCCCGCAGATTTACTTTGATGCCGCAAAGGCCGAACGCCTTATCGAGTGTCTGAAGCGTTATCGCAGAAACGTCAATCGCGTGACTGGTGAGCCGGGGACGCCCGTGCATGATGAGTATTCGCACGGTGCAGATTCGTTTCGATACCTCGCCATTTGCTCTGAACTGCTACGGAACGAGCAGACATGGGGCAAAGACATTAAGTACCCAAAACTAGGAATCGTCTAATGAGCATGGCACAAGAAGCCGAGATAGAGATCCTACGGCGACGCATTGCATCTCTCGAAGCCCAGACAGCCGCATTGATCGAAGAGATGGCGCGGATCCTGGAATGGATCGCTGCGCGCAAGCCAGGGCCGAAGCCGCATGGCTAGGGGAATGACCGATAACGAGCTGCTTGCGCTCGTCGGCCAGTATGAGAAGACGGCACTTGGCGCAAGTGTGTCCGCGGGGGCCACTGTTGGCGGGAATATCTCGCCCGCTGGGCAGCAGATGTCGACGCTTGAGGTCGATCGTTACAATGCCCTGAATTCCTATTTCGCTCGCCCGATGGGTAACGAGGTCGCGGACCGGTCGCAGGTTGTGATCCCTGAACTGAGAGATACCATCGAGTGGGTGATGCCGCAATTGATGCGGATGTTCGCTGCCACCCAGAAAGCGTGCCAGTTCGACCCAGAAAACGAGAAGGACGAGGAACAGGCCGAGGTTGAAACGGATGTCGTCAACCACGTCTTCATGAAAATGAATGAAGGATTTTTCATCCTTCACGACATGTTCAAGGATTCGCTGCTTTTGCGGAATGGCTATGCCAAGGTCTATTGGGACGAAGAACGTAAAACCTCCGTCGAGTCCTACACGGGGCTGACGGAGCCAGAAGTGACGCAGTTGATGCAGAACGACGACGAAGTGGAAGTTCTCGGCCAGTCAGAGTCTGTTGTCCATGTCCAGACGCCGATGGGTCTCGTTCCCGTGACTGTCTTCGATTTGCGGATCCGCAGAACCGCGATGGTCGGGCAAGTCAAGGTAGAGTGTATCCCTCCCGAAGAGATTCTTATCAGCCCGAAGGCGCGCGACGGGTTTGACGGTATCCCGTTTGCCGAGCATAAAACCAAGGTGACGCGCTCAACCCTGAAGGAGATGGGCTTCGATGCGGACAAGATCGAAAGCATTTCACAAGGATCTCCGGATTGGCTGAACTTAGTCTCGCTGGCACGCGATGAAGTCACCGATCAACTCGGGGAAGATAACCCAACCGACAAGGCCAGCCAGGAGGTTGATCTGCGCGAGGTCTATCTGCGTGTTGATTTCGACGGAGACGGTATTTCAGAGCTTCGCCGGCTCATGATCGGTGGCGACAGCCTGTTGGAAAATGAAGAGTGCGACGAGATCCCGATCGTGTACTGCTCTCCGATCAGGATGCCTCATCGCCATGTGGGCATCTCCTACTATGACCTGCTGAACGATCTTCAGGTCATCAAGACAACGCTCTTTCGAAATGGCCTAGACAATCTCTACGCGACGAATAACGAACGCACAGCCATCAACTACCGCAACGTCAATATCGACGACTTACTCACAACTCGCCCGGGTGGCGTCATCCGTGTTGACGGGCCACCCGGTGAAAACATTCTGCCGATGGGTGCTCAGTCGAACATGATGCAGCAGATCATCCCTGCAATGGACTATGTCGACTCCATGCGCGAGATGCGTACGGGGATCGGAAAAGACACGATGGGCGTCGATTCGGATGCTTTGCAGGATGTCACGAAAGGCGGACAGTTGGCAGCAATGTCTGCTGCGGCCCTCAAGGTTGAGCTTGTTGCCAGATTACTAGCTGAGGGCGTCAAAGACCTGTTTCAAAAGATCCATACTTGTCTTCTGCACCATCAAGACAAACCCATGACCGTGAATATCACCGGCAAATGGGTCGATGTGAATCCGGCCGAGTGGAAGAGTCGCACGAAAGTCTCGATCAATGTCGGGCTTGGTTCTGGCAATCGTGAAGAGGCCCGCGGCAACCTCGCCATGCTGATGAGCCTGCAGGAAAAGGCCGCGCCGTTTGGGATCGTTGGCCCTAAAGAGGCATACGAAACGTCGAAGCAAGGTGTCCATTTGCTCGGATATGAAAATCCACAGATGTTCTTTATGGACCCAGATTCTCCGGAATATCACCAGGCGCAGCAACAGAAACAGCAGATGTCGCAGATGAATCCGGACATCATGAAAATCCACATTCAGGGGCAAATTGCGCAACAAACGGCTCAGATGAAAGCGCAGATGGATGCCCAGGCCGACGCTCGGGATGCTCAATTAGCGCAGATCCAACAGCAAGCACAGGCTCAACAGAATACCCAGGCTCAGCAACTGGAGGCGCAGCGACAGGCCATGCAATCGCATCAGCAAGCGCAACTCCAACAATTGCAGATGGCGAGCGATGAGCGCATGGCGCAGATGCAGCAGAGCATTAATGTCCTCATCGCTCAACTGAACAACCGGGCAAAGGTCGAGGTTGCGGAATTGGGCGCGCTGACCACCCTAAGCGGACAACAACTAAGCGCAGCCCAGGCTGCTACGCCTGACGAGGGAATATGAACGCTGAAGAAGAAGTGATCCGCGGCGGTTCAGCGCGAGAAGTACTGGATTCAACCGTCTTCAATGAGGCGAAAAAGCACGTCGTCGATGGCATCAACTACCAGATGTCGAAATGCCCTATTCACGATCAGACCATGCACACGCGGTTGATCATGATGCTGCAATTGTGGCAAGTCTTGGAGGGGTATTTACAACAAGTTGCTGACTCGGGACGTATGGCTGATTTCCAACTCGCACAACAGGAAGAACAGCGTAAGAGGTTCAAGCTGTTCGGTTAGCAGAGCAACCGCGCCCGGACGGCTTCCGGGCAAATCCTAACGCAGTGATGCGCCGGGGGCGGGTGGAAGTCCCGCTCATTGACATGGAGCAATCATCAAATGGAAACCACCCAGACGGGCGTTTCAGCAGATCCAGAAACAAATTTTCAAGGTCTTTGGGACAGCGGCGCATTCGAGCCAACGAAAGAACTTCCGCAGGCAGAAAATCCTGCGCCGGAACCGGAAGTCCAGGCCAAGGAACCGGAAGCCAAAGAGCCGGAAGCCAAGGAAGAAACGCCGGAGCCGGAAGAAAAACCGGAAGCTAAGCCGGAAGAGGAACCGGAAGAATACGCGACCCTGGAAGACATGCTCCGGGCACAGAAGATTGACCCTGAGTCGGTCAAGTCTCTGCCGGTGACAGTCAAGATCGACGGCAAGGAACAACTCGTTCCGCTGTCCGAAGTCCTCAAATCGTATCAACTTGAAGGGCACGTCAACAACAAGAGCATTGAGCTTTCCAACGCACAGAAGCAATTCGCGGCGGAAGCGGAAGCGGCTCGGACGCTCGTTCGCCAGCAATTAGAGCAGACACAGAACCTCGGCAATCTTGCCATGCAGCAATTGAATCACGAATTCAATCAGATCAACTGGCAGGAACTCCGGGTCACGAATCCGGGGCAATACGCCGCACTTCTCACGGATTACCAGGGGCGCCAGAACCAGATTCAGAATCATCTCGGGCAGATCAATCAACAGCAAGCACAGATCGCCCAGCAGAACCAGCAAGCCCTCCAGCAGCGCTTTGAGTCAGAGAAGCAGGTCATGTTGAATAAGCACCCGGAATGGCGTGACCCCACCGCCCTGAAGGGTGCACAAGAAAAGATGTTGAGCTATGCAAGATCAGTCGGTTTCACCGATGCCGAGTTAAGCCAAGTGTATGACCACCGTTTCATGGCTATTTTGCATGATGCGGCGTCGCAGGCGGCCCTCCAAGCAGCGCAGCCCGAAACCCTGAAGCGCGTGCGCGAAGCGCCAAAGATGGCGAAAGCGGGAACACGGCAAAACACAGACCCGGCCAATGCATCCAAGCAGAAGGCCATCGAGCGATTCAACGCCAATCCGCGAGACGTGGATGCACAGGCGGCGCTCTTTTCCGTACTCGCAGCATAAACTTTAGGAGCATCAATCATGGCTGTCCCCTCGAATACTCTGCAGACTTACACGCAGACCAACATCCGCGAAGACCTGATCAACGCGATCTACAACGTCGACCCGTTCAAAACCCCACTTCTGAACATGGCGAAGAAGACTTCCGCCAAGCAGGGGTATCACGAGTGGAATACCGACTCGCTCGCGTCCCAAAACCTCTCCAATGCCGCCATTGAAGGCGACGATCCGGCCGCTATTTCGCTGGCCGCCACCACGCGTTTGGGCAACTATGTCCAAACATCCAACAAGACCATCCAGATCTCCGGCAAGTCGCAAGCGGTCATTGCCGCTGGTGACTCCAATAAGATGGGCTATCAACTCCTGAAGAAGTCCAAGGAACTCAAGCGCGACATGGAAGGCATTCTTACTTACAACCAGGCCAAGGCTGCAGGATCGTCCTCGACTGCTTCCTTGTCGGCAGGTTTGCCGGCTTGGTTGGGCACCAATACCGTGTTCCTCACGACCGGCACAACGGCTGGCGCAAACCCGGCCGCGCTCACGGGTGCGGATGTTCGCGTGTACAACAACACATCTGGTACCGCAGTAACAGCAGCTATCACGGAGGCCGAAGTCAAGAGCGTCCTGCAGAAGATATTCACCTCGTCCGGCGAGTCTCCTGAGTACTGCCTGGTGTCTCCGGTCAATAAGCAATTGATCTCCGCTTTCACCGGCCCCGGCACTCGTTTTAACCAGGTGGAAGACAAGACGCTGCAGACAGCGGTTGACGTCTACCAGTCCGACTTCGGCGAAGTGAAGATCATCCCCGACATTTTCCTGGCGCACTCGGGCGACTGCTTCTTCATCAATCCGCAGTACGTCAAGGTTGCATACCTGCGTCCGTTCCAGACCATCCCACTGGCGAAAACCGGCGACAGCGACAAGAAGATGTTGCTTGTCGATTACTGCCTGGAGGTTGGCAACGAGAAGGCGCTGGGCGCGATCTACGACACAACTGGCTGATCTTAGCGGCAAGCAACACAAGGGGCGGCTTCGGTCGCCCCTTTTCTTTTGGAGATTCGCATGGATCGACCTTTCCGCCTCATTCCTGGCACAGGGCAGATTTTGGCCATTGGCGCTACTTCTGTTGCCTCTACTGCATTCGGTTCGCAGACTTACGCAATCATGGTGGCCGCATTGGGTAATTGCCACATTGCTACCGGCACGGCACCTGTTGCCGTAGCGACCGATTACCTCGTCAAATCGTCCGATCAACCCCTCATTCTTGCCGTGTCTCCTGGCGACAAAATCGCCGTCATTCAGGACGCTTCCGCTACGGGCAATTTCTCCGTTGTTGAGCTGACTCACTGATATGCGCATTCAGTACAAAGAGGAAGGCGATAAGGTATTCGTCACGCACACCCAGGATCTTGAAGCCACCATCAAGGCCAACCATGAGCAGATGGCGCAGCGATCGGTCTTCGACAAGAAGGGCGAAATGCACCACGTCATGCGCGTCCCGCACGTTATTCTGATGAAGATATGTCAGGAAACCGGCCTGGATTTCTTTGACAAAGACGACGCGAAGGAAATAATGAAGATCCTCAAGAGACCTGAATATGCGGCATTTAGGACGTATCCCGGGGCGATCTGATGGCTACCATCACCGACTACGCTTCACTCTCTGCCGCGGTGGCCAGTTGGACGCACCGATCCGATGTTGCCGCGAATCTCGACTACTTCATCCAGGTCGCAGAAAACAGGATCTATCGGGAAGTCTTCGCGCTGAATCAGGGCCGAGGCGTTCGCCAGATGGAGGCGGCTTTAAGCGGCACGATCGCCAGTAACGCCATCCCCGTACCGGCTGATTATCTCGGCCTGAAGATTGCCCAGATCAATAACGGGGGGAACGCTTACCCCCTGGAACGCAAAAATGAAGAATTTGTGTTTAACAATTTCCCCATGCAACAAGCGTCGGGGATGCCGATTGTTATCGCACGCTCGGGATCCAACTTCATCTTCGGTCCGTATGCTGATGCAGCCTATGTGATCACGGGAACCTATTGGCAGAAAGCCGCCGCCCTGTCCTCGACCAACACGTCGACATGGATGATAACGACAATACCCGACTGCCTGTTAGCGGCCGTTCTGGTGGCCTGTTATCAATTCACGCGTGATGCTTCAGGCGCCCAAACATGGGAAGGGCAGTATCAAACGGCCCTCCAATCATTCATCACACAAGACAAGTCAGAAAGCTGGGGCGGCTCTTCCCTGGCAATCACTGCGGGGTAGGCTATGGCTCTCGAAACGGGTACATACATCAGCGATCTGGTCGCTACCAATCCAACCGCGGCTGATCCGAAGTCACAGGGTGACGATCATCTTCGCCTGATCAAAAGTACGCTACAAGCTACTTTCCCTCATATCAACGGGGCTGTCACCCTGACGCTCGCGGACCTGAATGCGCTGCTCAATGCCGCCACGACCGGCGCCACGATTCAGGTTACAACTCAACCACTCACAGATAACAGTTCAAATGCCGCAAGTACCGCATTCGTCGTAGGGATAGCATTCAAAACTACCCTTCCGGCCCAAAGTGGGAATGCCGGTAAGTTCGTCACCACAGACGGAACGAATGCGAGTTGGGCGTATGCCTCGATGGTCCCGTCAGTGGTGAGTGCGACCACTCAGACAGCGGCAGCGGCGAGTAACTACCTACTGACAAACGCAGCCGCGACGACGGTAACGGCTCCAGCAACACCTGCCGATCAGGACATGTTTGCCGTCACTCCGCTGAATTCACTGACGACAAACGCAGTGGACTTCGGAACTGCGACCTATATGGGTCCATTCGGGAGCGGAACAGGAGTTTTCACGCTCGATGCCGGCCCGCAGACCTTTGAATATTCCTCCAGTCTTTCCAAGTGGGTGATGCTATGAGCGGAAATCAATCTGCACTATTAGGGCTGCGGAGGGTTCAATCTGCCGCGGTATTCTTCCCTAGTTCGACTACTTACACGATCCCCGCATCTGGATGGTATCGCCTATCCGCCGTGGGCGCCGGAGCTTCTGGCGGCGCGATCTTTACCACAACTACAGGCGGTGCCGCGTCAGGCGCGGGCGGTCCGCAGTTTGCTGAGTCCGAAGTCTATCTCGCGGCGGGTACCGTCGTAACGATGGTGATTGGAGCGGGCGGTGCTGCTGTCGTATCAAGTGTCAGCGGTACAGGATACGCAGGTAATGCCGGCGGGAATACTACCATCACCTGCGCAGGTGTTGCGATTACCGCGCACGGCGCTTCGCCTGGAAGTTTTACTGTAACCAATGCAGCAATTGCGCCCGGCGGTCTCGGCGGGACAGGAGTTACTGGTGCGCAATTTACTGCCGATGGTGGCCCTGGCGGATCTGCAACGTATACAACGAATAGCGTTAACGCGGGCGGGTCGGGTGCCCCAGGTTCCCCGAGAGGAACGGGCGGACGTGGCGGGAACGCGGCAGCAACAGCCGGTGGAACTTACAACTATGCGGCGGGCGGAGGCGGTGCCATCGGCGGCTTTCGCGGCGGGGATGGTTCGGGGGATGGTGGAAACGGAGGCGGAGCTGGAACTGGTGGTAATGGTGGCGATGGAGTTGGAGTTGGAGTTAGTGGCACGGGTGGCCCCAATTCGCTGGGCAGATCGACATCGGCAAGTGCGGATGGTCTTAGACGCACTGTCCATGCGCAAACGACCACAGGTTTTGAATGCGGCTTCGAGTCAATTATCGATCCATTTTCAGCCCTTACCGGCGGGGGTTCCGCAACTGGCGATGATACAGGTGGCCCCGGAGCGGGCAGTATTGGTAAGGGAAGTACTACTAACACAGTAAATAGTTATGGCGGCACTATGGGCAGCACTGGTGGAGCAGCCACTGGTGCTGCTGCAACAACATCGGCGGACTATGCAGGTGTCGGATGTTCAACTGGGGGTGCCGTCTCAAAAGCTACCGGACCCGCTACCGCTGGAGCCGGAACAGACGGTCTCGTAACAATCGAAAGGATCGGATAATGAGCACCTACAAATTGAGCAACGGAAACATCATCGTCGCTGGTGCGGATTTTATCGCGACGAATTACCCGGATGCGGTGCTGATACCCGATCCTCCGGCGGTCATCCCTCCCAATCAATGGCCGGCCTTCGACTTCTACCGCAAATTCACCGCAGCGCAGCGCATCGCCATCCGAAACCTCGCAACGACTGATCCGGTGGCAGCAGACTTAATGCACACGCTCGACTCAGCTATCGCGAGCGGGACATCGGTCATTGCAAACGATCCTGACCTAATGTCGGGGTTGGCGTATCTCACGACGGCACTTGCGGGGAATGCTGCGTTCCCGAGTGGGTGGGCTGCGGCGCTTGTAGCGTAGAACAATCGACTTCAGCTATGCCGCCTCCGGGCGGTTTTTTTTCGTCCATAGACCGCCAATATGCCAATAGTCCCAATCCAGCAGGCCGGTGCCATCGGCGTCAATAAGGATTTGTCGGCCCCTGATTTGCCGCCGAACGCCTGGACAGACGCAAGCAATATCAGGTTTCTGGATGGTCTTGCATCCCAAGCCTACGGGTATGGCGAAGTTTACAACTCGCCGACCTACACGCCTCAGCATGTCTTGCCGTGCAACGTCAATGGCTCTCGATATTGGATCTACGCTACTGCGACGAAAACATTCTGCGTGACGATCACGGGAGGCGTAGCCGTACATACCGACATCACCAATGCAACTCCGCGTACAGGCGTCGTCAATCAATGGACCTCGACGCTGCTCTCTGGCATCCCGATCCTCAATAGTGGCGATACGATTAATGTCCCGATGTCGTGGGACTTGGTGACGACTGACAAGTTTATCGATTTGGCGAACTGGCCGGCATCGACATACTGCAAGAGCCTACGGGCTTTTAACAATACGCTCATTGCCCTCAATGTCACCAAGGGTTCGCAAAATTATCCTTTCATGGTCAAGTGGTCGCAGCCCGCAGACCCCGGGACGCTCCCAGTTTCTTGGGACATCACCGACCCCACCAAAGACTGCGGAGAGAATGACATTGCTGAAGGGTATGACCCGATTGTTGATGGGATGCAGCTTCGCAATAGTTTCATCATCTACAAGGAAAATTCTGTCTGGAGGATGGATTTTACAGGCGGCGCGTACATCTATCAGTTCACAAAGGTACTCGGTACAAGTGGTGCGCTAAACAGAAACTGCATTGCCGAAATAGACGGCTATCACGTTGTTTTGACCGGATCGGATGTCATTGTCCATGACGGGCAAACGGCGAATAGCTGCCTGGACAAAGAGACCCGACGTTATCTTTTCCAGAACATTGACACCTCAGGATCGAATCTGGCCTTTGTATTCAAGAACCCGTTCTTCAATGAGGTCTTGATCTGTTATCCATCCATCGGAGCGACGACTTGCGACACCGCGATGGTATGGAACTATGTCGACAAGACGGTTTCGTTTCGTTCGCTCCCGAATCTTAATCACGCCTCCTTTGGGCCAGTGGATAACGGTCTAGATGGGAACTGGAACGAAGATTCGGCGCCGTGGGATTCTGACCTGACCTTGTGGGGGGGGCCGGATTTTGTGCCCTCAACCGCCCGAGTAATGATGGGCAGTGCGAATACGAAACTATACCTGCTCGATTCATCCAGCAGTTATGACGGGGCTCTCCCCTCTGCCTATCTCGAAAGGCGCGGCTTGACATTTGGCGCCCCGGAGCAATTGAAGCTTGTTCGTGCCATTCGTCCGCGAATCGTCGGCAGTGTGGGATCAACAGTAAATATTCAGGTTGGGAGCAGCGACGATCCCTATGCTGATCCGGTCTATGGCCCCGTGATGCAGCATGTCATCGGAATCACCGTCCATGATGACTGTACGGTTGTTGGCAGATATATCGCGGTCAAGTTTTCCACGGGGTCCGCCTATCAATGGCGCCTGGATTCGTTCGATTTCGACATTGAATTGATGGGGCTGTACTGATGACCGCGTCTATCTCGACCGCGGCTTACGCCCCTAACGGACAGCCGCCGACCAATCCACAAGAGCTTCAACGGTATCTACAGGCAGAACTGAATCGCATCTCTGCGGCGATCAAGTTGCTTGCAGCGGGGCATCTCGATACTACTTATTTCGCCCCAGCAAAGCCAAGAGATGGCGATGTCCGGTTGGCAGACGGTACGCACTGGAACCCCGGCTCTGGCCAGGGATTTTATGGGTACTACGCATCGGCGTGGCACTTGCTCGGATGATCGTCATCTACACACAGCGGGGTAAGCGCCAGAAAGTCTCTTTGGCGCCGAATTTAGCTCTGTCGGACGCACCGACACGACTCCGATTGGCGGGGTTTGTGGCAGGCGATACGGTAGGCGAGGCTAGACGCGCAGTAGCCGTTCAGGATGCCAACGAACAAGGCCCGCTTCAGCCAGCGGGCAGCACACGGCAAAAACTATATGACTTGCAGGCATCGCTGGCGCAGTTGCCGGATATTGAATTTCCGTTGCAGCATGTTTTCGCTCCCGGGGTCTATGCGCGCACGATCATCCTGCCGGCGGGTAGCGTCATTGTGGGCAAGATCCATAAGCATGCCCATGTCAATATTCTCTCAATGGGGACGGTAGATGTAATCACCGAAAGCGGTGGTGTGGAGCGGCTATCGGGACCGCTAACGATGGTCTCTCCGCCAGGGACAAAGCGCGCCGTCTATGCGCATACAGACTCAGTCTGGACCACCATTCACCCAACAAATGAAACAGACCTCGACAAGATAGAAGATGAAGTTATCGCCAAGACTTACTCAGAATATGAGCGGTTCCATGATGTCCATGTTGCTCGCTCGGATTACCTGAAGGTGCTAGAGGAAACTGGAAAATCACACAAATGGGTGCGATCTGTTTCAGAGAATCCAGAAGATCAAACCGATTTTCCTGAAGGCTATGCACATTTAGTCATCAAGCCTTCCGGCATTGAAGGGATGGGGCTTTTTACAGAGAAAGCCATCAAGTCAGGCGAAGTTATTGGGCCAGCCAGGATTGCGGGGAAGCGCACTCCGTTAGGCCGGTACGCCAATCACTCCCCACGCAAGAACACTGAATTTCTCCTTTTGACTAATGGAGATTTGGACTCTATTGCCACTGAAGACATTCCAGTTGGCGCAGAGATCCTGAACGACTACAGGCAAGGGGCGCAGTTGTCTGGGATCACCCTCAATGACAGCAGCCGAACCATTAAGAAAGGAATTGTATGAGCTGGGGAGCGATAGGAGCGGCGGCGGTTGGAGTGGTGGGGGGGAGCTTGTTAGGAGGCGGTGGCGGAGGCGGCGGCGGCAGCCAGCCCGCAGGGAATACCACTACCACGGCCACGAATGCCCCGTGGGCAGGCGTGCAGCCGTATCTCACAGGCGGCAATACATTAAGCCCAACGGGCATGACGATGCAGACGCCAGGGCTCTATAGCCTCGGCAATCAGCAGTATCAACAGGCCGCCTGGTCGCCTGCCATGCAGTCGAATAACACCCAATATCAGAACTACCTATCATCTCAAACGCCGGGTCAGTTGGGAGCCTACAACAGCGCCAGTAACCAAATGCTCAATGGGGCTTATAACCCCACATTGACGGCCCCGAACCAGATCACTGCGCCGACGGTTGGGGCGTCTCAAATATCTGGTGCCCCTTCCGTTCAAGGGGGAAGCGTTAGCGCTCAATCAGTTGACCCCTCGCAGGCGTATGCCTCAATGGGTGGCGCAAATCCCACATCCTCTATCAGCCAATTACTTTCCGGCCAAGTCAATAATCCCTACCTGTCACAGCAGGCAAATGCAATCACCGCCTTATCGAATCAGAATCTTCAGCAGAACGTCTTGCCTGGTATTGGGCAGGGAGCCGAAGCGGCTGGTCAGTATGGAGGCTCAAGGCAGGGGATTGCGCAAGGCGTGGCGATTGGGAATGCGCAGACTGGATTGAACAATGACATTTCCGGTTTGTATGGGAACGCTTATACCCAAGCGCAAAACAACATGAACTCGACGGCCAACAATATGGCTGGGCTAGGTATCTCGAATGCCCAACAGAACGCAGCGCTCAATCTCGCTGGGCAAACCACGAACGCGAACCAAGCGCTGCAAGCGAGTATGGCAAATTCACAGAACGCTCTGGCGGCGCAGCAGTTCAACAGTTCAGCGCTTAACAATGCGTCCCAGATCAATGCCGGCCTGAACATGCAAGGGCAGACGAAAAACGCGCAGAATCAACTCAGCAACAACGTTCAGAACATGGCGGTGAATACGCAAAACCTGAACAATGCGCTGTCTGGGTTGGACGTCATCGGAGCGGGAAATACGCTTGCCCAGAATAACAACTCAGCGTTGCAGGGCGCGATGAATGCGCCAAATGCGTACAATCAGACGAACCTGAACAACTACGCTGGGCTGATCAATGGCGGCGCATCGCTTGGTGGCTCCGCTTCGCAAAGCAACCCGTACTTTACGAACCCTGTCGGGAACATGCTGGGTCTTGCAACAGGTGGACTCGGGATTTACAACCAGATGAACCAGGCGGGCATGTTCAATACCGGGTCAACGCCGTCTCAAGTATCCAGCGCTGTCAATTCCGGCATGTACTCGTCGCCTTACGATGTCGGCAACATGAGCTGAGAGGTAAAATATGGGACTCCTAGATTCGCTATCCGCCTCAATGGCGAACCCCGTCACGATGGGGCTGCTCAGTTCGTCCGCAGGGATGCTGAACGCTTCCGGCCCGTCGCGTATGCCAATCAGCACCGGCCAGGTCTTGGGACAGGGGTTGAGCGGTTTAAGCAGTGGGTATCAGGGCGCCATTCAAAACGTGATGATGCTGCAGAAAATGAAAATGCTGCAATCCATGTTTGCTAATGGGCAGCAACAGAATCCGCAGCCTCAGCAACAGCCGGGAGTGGATCCGTCCAGCGTTCAGCCTGCTTTATCTGCCGGCGCATCCGCTACGCCCGCCGATCCGATCACTCAAGGTTTGCTTGGCGGAAATGCCCCAGCCGGTCCTGGGCCGACGAATTACGCATCATCTATGTTGGCGCAAGCACCTCAAGCGCAGAACACTTCGGGGATGCTCTCTGACCCCTCGCTGGAGCCCATCATCAACCGGCTGAAAACGTCCAATCTGCTGGGGATACCAGACACCGCCGATCAATTGCTCCTGCAGAACGCGCTCACAAATTCCCAACTTACCCCGGAGCAGAAGCTGGCGAGCGATCCTAGATTCGGGCAGCAGTATATCCAGAAACAGACCTATACGCCGCCGACTCGACTTGGAAATGGGGCATTCTATGTCCCTGGGCAAGGGCTTCAAGGGTTGCCAGCCGTGGCCCCACCCGGGTACATGAATCAGTTCAGTCCTAACGGGCAAGCCTCAGTACAGCCCGTCACAAACGGATTGAACGCGCTTTATACCTCCGGACAGACGGGCGCAGCGGCCTCGACGGTTGGGTCCGGCAAAGCCGTGGATGCTCAAGGCAATCCGCTCCCTCTGACGACTCCGATAGCTGGTGCACAATCCCCGGCCTCAGCCCTCACAGCCCCTCTCGCTAACAACAACCCCGGGGCTTTGATGCCTGCCGGAAAACTGGCGACATTCAGCACCCCCCAAGCGGGATTAGCCGCGCTCGATCAGAATCTGCAAAGCTACGGTCAACAGGGCGTTAATACCATCGCTGGCGTGATTACCAAATGGGCGCCCCCAGGCACAAACAACACCGCGTCATACATCAATGATGTCGCGTCGCGCCTCGGGATCAATCCCAATCAACCAATCGACTTGAGCAATCCAGTGCAGCGCCAAGCAATCGGCACTGCAATCATGTTGCACGAAAACGGACCTAGCGCAGTATTCTCCCCCGCGGCAGCGTCTGCGGTCCCTTATGGCGCTCCTCCGCTCGGCGCTGTGCAAAAGGCGAACGCCTCAGCTATCAACCCACAGACAGAGCTATCGAAACAATGGGCGGACCAGCAGGCGCAAAATGGCCAAGCGCAGAATATCAAGTCCTATCTTCAAATGATCAAGGCACAAGCGGCTATTGCATCGAAAGCCCCTTTCCCTGCCGTTGGTCCCGGTTCTGGCTGGGGTGATGTTGCTAACGGGGTGGCGTCCACCGTTCTTCCCAACGCTCTCGGTGTAACTCAGCGCGCCACCAATGCAGTGACCGCGAACGATTTGATGGCAAAGTACGCCAATCAGATCATTGGCAGAATGAGTGTTGGCGACATGGGAACAGATGCCGGTAAAGCGATCAACACGCTTGCTACTCCTGGCTCGCATATGAGCCTCCAGGCGATCAACGAGGCCGCTGATAACCTTTCCGCTGCGCAAGATATGGTTCAGGCCAGAACGCGGGTGTTAGCTCCGTTCGGAAATAGTCGAAATCAGCAAGGCTATCAACAAGCGGCGCAAACGTTTGACCAGAACGCGGATCCGACCCTGATTCAGACCGTCAATCAGTACAAAGCGCTGCAACCGGGTTCACCGCAGGCGAAAGCCTTCCTGCAGAACGCCACCAAAGCAGATCCGACGCTGATGAAGCGCATGCAAGTGTTGTCAGGGATTGGAGCCTTCTGATGGCGCTCATCGATCAAATGATGGCTGATTTGGGAGGGGCGGCGGCTCCGGTTCAATCTGCGCCTATTGCTCCCATGTCGCCATTAATGGCGCAGATGATGGCTGATGTATCGCAGCCGGCAGCCCCCGCTGCGCCTACGCAGGTTGCCCCACAACAGTCACAAGGTGGGTCTATTGCCGACTCCCTTGCTGCTGGTGACCTTGTCGATAACTCCGCTTCCCCATACTGGGATCTTGCTGGCGGATTCCTCAAAGGGGCGTCCCATATTGGCAATACTATTTGGAACCTATGGGATCCCGCCGCCAGGGCTACGACTAATGCTGGCGTAGATGGTGGGTTGGCTGCGCTCGGCGTTAACACTCAGTCGCCTTTGTTCTCTATTGGGGATATGGGGGCGGGTATTGCCGGGACTGCTGGCGCAGGCGGATTGATAGGCAAAGGTATCGGGGCTCTTGTACCTGTAGCCGGAGAAACGGCTGGCCCTATATTGAAAAGCCTGTCGAATGCCGTCACGTCTGGCGGGTTTTCGACGGGAGCGCCAGCGGCTAAGACATTTCTAGGCTCCGTTGGGAATGGCGCCCTCCGCCTGGCTGGCGGTGCTATCAATGGGGGCGCGGTGTCTGGGATTATTGACCCATCCACCGCCGGGAGTGGGGCTTTAATCGGGGGAGCGATACCAGGCGCCGCGGGTTTGCTGGGGGCAACTGGCAACGCGATTAAAAATGTTGCGATGCCGGCGCTCGACCCTGGACAGTACGTCACCCAGCAGATCGCCGATAAGCTCGGCCCCGATCTTCCGTCGGTTATAAATAACCTGCGGAATGCTCCGCAGTTGGTTCCTGGATCTATGCCGACGGCCGCTCAAGTGGGCGGTAGCCCGGCTCTCGTCCAAATCGAGAAGGCGGCTGCGAATTTCCCGGACGCAAAAACGCAGTTTATGCAGCAGGAATTGCAGAACAACAATGCACGGTGGCAGGCTATCCGAGATGTTGCTGGACAGCCCGGGCAACTTGATCAGGCGGTGGCAGACCGGGGAGCCCAAGCTGCTGATTTGTACGGGAACGCATTTTCTAGCGGCCCAGACCCTGCCTCAATGACGCCGTGGATAAAAGGACAAGTCACCCAACTTCTGAAGCGGCCCGCGATGGTGTCCGCAATGAATCAGGCCCAGACCTTAGCGGCCAATGAGGGGGTTCAACTCACAGACGCAAATTCTATTCAGGGACTGCATTATGCAAAAATGGCGCTTGATGACCAGATAAGCAATGCTGTTCGCACGGGAGATAACAATCTCGTTAGGGTGTTGTCTGGTACGCAATCGCAGCTTGTCAATGTCATGGACAAGCTAAGCCCCCAATATGCCGAAGCCCGAGCGCAATACGCAGCAGCGAGCCAACCCATTAACACGATGGAGGCAGGGAATTATATTGGCACAAAGCTCTCGCAAGGCGCCCTTGATGCTTCTGGCAATCCAATTATTACGCTTCCGGGGTATCGCACAGCATTCGGCCAAGCATCCAAAAATGCGGAATTTGGAATTTCCCCGGATGCAGCGCAGTCGTTGGGAAATATCGGAGCCGACCTCCAGCGCGCGTCGATCTCTAACTCCGTTCGCGCTCCGGGCTCGGATACCAATTACAACCTGAATGCTAATGGCTGGCTAGCCAATGCGATCTATGGGAACAATTTTCAAGGGGCTGGCAAAGGGGCGCAGGTCGCCGCGGCCGGCATTGGGAGCCTAATCCCCGGAGTTGGGACGCTCGGCGGCTGGCTTGGTGCCAAACAACTCGGAGCCGGGGTTGGGACAAAGCTCAATGCAAAACTGACGGGGCTACTACTAAACCCAGGCGCGATGGCTGATTCTCTGGACTCTCTATCTGGGGCAGAATCCAAGGGGTTACTTGGGGCAATAATCAAGATGCCCGGGCTACTCGGCGCCACTAATTCAGGTCGCGCTCTTTTGGCGGCTCCTGCTGTTTTGAACGCGGAGTAAGACCGCCGCATAAGCCATAAATGAAGGCAGCGATTCCGACAATTACCAGTTTCCACCATAGGAATGTGATCATCACTTGCCTCCACTAATCTTCAATTTTTAATCCTATCACAACCGTCATTATTTGGCGGTTTTTTTCGTCCACTTTCAGCGAGGCAACATGAGCTCGACACTCTCCAAGCACCTATTCGACGGCCTATCCCTCGGGACCGTACTCGCAACCCTGGCCGGCTGGCTGCCTGCCATTGCGGCGATATTTTCAATCGTTTGGACGGTGATACGAATATTCGAGACTAGGACGGTGAGAGGATGGTTAGGGAAATGAGCTTTGACACTGCGCTGACCTTCACGCTCGGTCAGGAGGGTGGTTTTTCGGATACCCCCCGCGATCATGGCGGGGCCACGAATCTAGGCCTGACCCAGCGAACGCTGGACGCCTTCAATGCGACTCATGGGCTGCCGAAAGAGTCGGTGCATGACATCGATCGAGACAAGTCCGCGATGGTGTACCAACTGAACTACTGGACGCCGGCCCACTGCGCAGCGATGCCCCACAAGCTCGGAATGTGCGTCTTCGACTTCGCGGTGAATTCAGGAGTGCATCAGGCGCTCGCCACGCTGCAGACATGCCTCGGGACCGGACCAGACGGACGCTGGGGGCCGAAGACTGCTTCTCTGGTATCAGCGCTCGATCAGGATGCTGAAACCGCGCTGGTGGCCTCGTATCTTGATGCGCGCAGGGACTTCTTGCAAGACATTGTTGAGCGCAATCCGGAACAGCACATATTTTTGGCCGACTGGGAAAAGCGCGTCAATGAACTGCAAGAGGCGATCGCCACATAGAAACGTGTGCCCAGCACATTGATTAATGACCGCCCGCGAGGCGGTTTTTCATTTTAGGATCCCCCACATGTTCCATAGCAACGACGGTCTGTTCTTCCAGCGCACCGCAGTTGGCGTCCGAATCGTAAAGACCGGTGATGGGAAAGATCCCGGTGCCGACAACATCGTGCTTGATCAGACGATCCCGCACGGTAGTTGGTGCAGCGCCGTGTGCTCAGTGAGCGCGGACGGAGAATACAGCGGGCGATTTTACGACGCCATGCGTTTCCACGGAAGCGCGCCATGAGCCACGAAGACAAGCGCACGCTGGCCGAGGACATCTATTACCCAGACCATCCGCCGCGCACCGAGTCTCACGTCTTCGTCGCGACGAAGAAGGCCGGCCACGCCCAGCGCATCCCGTGCGCCATCAGCGGTCAGGTGGAGGACACCGAGTACCACCACGTCTTCAATGAGTGGGCGTTCTCCGCCGGCGTGGATTGGGTGACGGTGAAAGGTGTCGCCACGGGCGAGATTACCCGGCTGCCGGTGCTCGACCTTGTCACCGATCAGCCGACCTCCGAGACCTTCGACGCCCGGCATTCGCTGCTCTGGATCATCTGCAAGCTCGCCGAGGCCCGCGGCTTCGACTGGCACGCCTTCGACCCCGCGCACCCGGAGACCTTCGTGGACAGCATGGAAAACATGCTGGTCCTGCACGCCAAGTTCCACCGCCACAAAGACCACGGCATTCACATGATGAGCATGGCCGTCTGGATCTTCCAGGCCATGCCGCGCGTACCCGGGTTCGTGTTCAGCCCGGATGAAGTCCTTGACCACCCACATGGAGAGAAAACATGAATCCGAACCTACCCATCGCCCTCTACGCCATCGGCTACCTCGTGCTGTTCGGCGGATGGCTGACCCTGGTGCTCGCCAAGACGCCCGGCGCTGATACCCTCGTTGAATTCATCCAGGCCACCCTGGGCGCATTGACGGGGCACGTCCTGACGATGATCAATCCTCGCGCGCAGAGTGCGCCTCCTGCCACGTCCCGGGGCGACAAGCAAGCCGGCCGAGCCATGCCGTTCCTGCTGCTGATCCTGGCCATTGGTGCCGCGCTGGCGATGGGCGGTTGCGCGACCCAGTTCCAGGCGCTCACTGCCCTGAATACGTCCGCCGTCGTCTCCGCGCGCGCCGCCTCCGATCTCCAGGCCAAGGTTGCCGCCGAACAGTTCTGCCTGATGCCGGTCGATACCCTCGGGCGCAATCCGTCCTACGTCAAGGCTGTGCAGGATTTGTGCTGGTCGGGGTCACAGACGACGCCTAGCGATGCCGCTGCCACGATGCAACTGCAATCAGCGACGACTCTAGCAACGCCAGCGGGGATGAAATGAGCGGCCTGAAGAAAGAGGTGATCAAGGTAGCGATTGCCGCCATCGTATTAACGGTCCTCCTGTCTGCTTACTCCCGAGCTGACCAAGCTGGAGTCAAGGTCACCGATTCAGCGCTCACTCAGGATTCAACAGGTGACGCCATGAAGGGGCAGATCAAAGGCGAGATTGGCGCCTACAACGCATCCATCAAGACGCTAGGCGATCAGGTCATTGCCCTCCAGGCTCAAGCTGACGAGATCATCAAGCAGACGCAGTTCTTCAATGCTGTTCGAGGTGAGATTGAAGGGGATTAGCAGGAACTCAGATACTGCCTCGCTGCTGGGAACGGTATCTATTTTCTGGGAGCAACAAAGGACCTGGAGAGGTGGGCAGTTTCCGGGTCCGGGGTGCCTGATGACATTAAGCAAAAGGCCCGCGCCGTGCTCGCCAAGTACCCCATCCAGATGATGCTCGACCGGCTCAAGGCGATCATTGGGGGCGCGAAATGAGCAAAGTGATAACAGCTCTCAATCTCCAGGTGATGGTCGGCTCGAATGGAGTGCCACTGACAAACAGAGACGGTAGGCAGCTATTCACTGTTCAGCCCCCCGCGTTCGCCTACCAATCCGACGTGGCGGCGCTGCTGATCGTTGCCCCTGTCGGGTTCGTCACCGACCTGGAAAGCTGCCCACGAGTGCCGCTAGTGTTTGATACGGTCGGGGACGTGATCGTCTGGCCGGCTGTGGTGCATGACTATCTGTATTCAGCCAAGAGCAACAAGATGGTCAACAGGGCGACGGCGGACGCCGTGTTGTTGGAGGCGATGGCACTCTCTGGCGTTCCTTACTGGAAGCGCTATGCTATCTATTGGGGAGTGCGTGTTGGGGGTGGCAGTCACTTCGGAACATAGCTTAATCCGGATCGTTCTTGTTGATCCACAAGAACGCGA